TCACGTAATATTTCGGTATTTTAATCTTGCCGGCGCTGATTTGGATGGAGAAATGGGTGAGTCGCATGATCCCGAGACACATCTAATTCCAAACATCTTACAAAATCTAAATAGCGTTGAAATATATGGTGATAATTATGAAACACCAGATGGTACGTGCGTCCGTGACTATGTACACGTTTGTGATGTTGCTGAAGCACATTTTGATGCTTTCAATTATTTACAATCAGGTAAGAAATCTACAACTTTAAATTTGGGTACAGGCCAAGGCGTTTCGGTATTAGAAATGATAAAATTAGTTTCCGAAATTACCGGTGAATATGTTGACTATGATATATTGCCTAGACGACAAGGTGATCCACCCGTTTTGGTTGCCGATATTAGTCTTGCCGAAAAAGTCTTGCATTACCGACCTAAACATGATATAATGAGTATTATTACAACAGCAAGTGAATGGCATAAAAATGAGAGCATCTAATTTAATGAAACAGAGTTTAATTGATGATAACATGGATGGCGCAGGTTGGTTTGACATAGTTAACCAACGTTTGTTGGATAACAGCATTCATTTTTTAACGGGTGAAATTAACGAAGAAAATATCAATCGTGCTATGCAGTGGATTGTATATGAAAATTTAGACCAAAACGAAGACAGAATGTTGACACTATATGTTAATTCAGTAGGTGGCAATTTGACTGATGCATTTGCTTTAATTGATTTGATGAAGCATTCAGCTTTGCCAATTAGAACTATTGGAATTGGCTCTGTTATGAGTGCCGCATTCCTTATCTTTTCTTCAGGTGAACCAGGTCATAGATACATTGCTAAGAATACGTCTTGCATGTGTCACCAATATTCCGATGAAATTCAAGGTAAATTCCACGATATCAAGTCTGAGATGATTGAAGCTGATTACACAAACCAACGCATGTTAAATTTGTTGGTTGAAAACACACAACTTACAGAACGAGAAGTTAAAAAGAAGTTGTTGCCTGCTACAGACATTTGGTTGCAGCCACAAGAATTGGTTGAACTTAACGTGGCGGATCGTATTTTCGGAGCATGATGCAAATGTTGGTCGCTGGAAATAAACCTCAGAAAATTCAAAAAACGAAGTTTAGAAAAAATGCAGAATCTGAGAAGTATAGTAATAAACATAAACACCACGATAAGAGTACCTATCGTCTTTTAAAACAGGAAGAAGAATATGAGCTTGAAAACAGACATACAAAGAGAAATTGATAATCTTGAAATAAGATTGAAAGATAATACCAATTCTTTGCAACAATTAAAAGAAATCAAAAGCAAATTAGAACGTGTTAAGTTATCTGAGTTTGAAGAAGACTTGAGAGAAGAAGACAATAAACAAATTTTATTAAAAGGTTAATATGTCAAATAAATCATGGATACTTGAAGTGAATAGAACAACTGGCACTGACGATTATTTCATCGAATTGAATGATGAAATTTTGGCAGAAACTGGTTTTAAAATTGGTGATGAATTGGAATGGGCTGACCGTGGTGATGGCAGTTGGTCATTAAAGAAAAAAGAAGAAAAGACTTGGGTGATGGTTGAAGCTGTACACACATTTCGTATGCGGTACATGGTTGAAGTACCTGCTGAACATCCAGAATATGCACTTGATACAGTTACAATGGATGCTGCCAAAGAATTCTCACAAGAGTTTATTGGCCAACAAATTGTGTCACATCGTGTTATTTCAGAAGAAGATGCTTTGAAACTATGTGATGTTGATAATTATTATTGTGCAAAGTGGGACAATCAAAAGAAAATAGAAACCTTCTTTACAGAAGAAGGATTTGAACGTGAAGATTGATGAATGTGCTGTGATGCAAATTTGTATTGAACGTGGTGCTCTTGAAGGACTAAAACGTTGTCACGAACATAATGAGATGGATGAATATAGAGTTGTTCACGAAATCAGCAATTGTATTATGGAAGAAATCTTAATGTGTTTCAAATTTAACAGTGACGAAATAGTTGCGTAAAAACAACAGTAGGCTTGCTTAATAATATCGGTAGTGTTATAATAGCATTATGATGTTATTTGTACACAATCGTTCAAAACGTAAAAAACCAACAGCCAAAAAACTGGCTGAATATCAGGCATGGTTGGATAAAATCAATTCTATGCCGCCACCATCAGGTAATACTAAAGTACTCAAAACAAATTTGAATACAAATGTACTACCTGAGTTAAAACCGCCTGCTGGTCGGGAAACTGTCCGTTATCCTAGTCTAAGTACTGGTGGGGGTATGGCAACAAAACCAGTCGTTGGTAAAGTATATACTGGCTCGGCCATGAAAGGTATTGGCACCTTGCATAAAAGTAATGCTGTTCCGATTTTCTCGGCCGAAGAAGCAATCGACCAAGCCAATATGCGGAGATAATATGGAGATATATCTATCAACCGTTTCAATATTCGCCTTGGGTGCGTTCCTAGGCGCTCTGGTGGGTCGTTCCGTAACGTTCGGAATCATGGGATTAGTACTCCTGGTGATATTAATACTTAAGTACTAGTGTTGTATTTGTGCAACATAGTCAAAAACCGCTTGACAATTGTACCGAAACCTGTATAATGGATTCTGTTGAGTTGATAAAGGACACATTGTTATGAAACTGCTTTCTACTGGTAACCCCAAAATCCTTAAAGGATTGGCTGAAGGTTACAATACCTATATTTTGCATTTGGCACCAGCTGATTTGTCAGGTTATGAAACGTGTGCTAAGCGTACCGCTGGTTGCACAGCTGCTTGTTTGAATACAGCTGGCCGTGGCGGTATGTTCAAAAAAGGCGAAACTACCAACGTTATTCAAAAAGCACGTATCCGCAAAACACAAATGTTTTTCGAAGAGCGCATGTATTTTATGAATTGGTTAGTTAAAGATATTGAATTGGCTATTAAGCAAAGTGCCAATAAAGATTTAGTTCCAGTTATTCGTTTAAATGGTACTAGCGACCTTGCTTGGGAAAAGTATGAGGTTGTCCGTAATGGTAAATTATACCGTAATATTTTTGAAGCGTTTGAACGTATCCAATTTTATGATTATACCAAAATACTTGGTCGTAAAGTAAAAAATATTCCTAATTATCACCTGACATTTTCTGCCGCTGATGGTAATGATAATGATGTATTATCAGCTATGACACAAGGTTATAATGTTGCTGTTGTTTTTGGTATTAAAAAAGGTTCGCCGATGCCAGAAACTTATAAGTTCCGTTCCGTTTTTAATGGTGATGATTCTGATTTGCGTTTTTTAGATCCGAAAGATTCAGTTATCGGTTTGTATGCTAAAGGTAAAGCCAAAAAAGATACAACCGGTTTTGTAAAATATCCAGTTATTATGTTGAAAGCTGCTTAATGATTATCAATTTTGAAGAAAACAAGATGTTTGATAAATTTAATATTAATGGTAAAACGGCTCTTTATCACAGAGTGCCAATTCAATTGTTAGGTCTTTTTAGAAGTGAAATGTCAAATCAAAATAAATTTTTCAAAGTGAGATATCGTGGTCCTCGAGCTAATACTCCTTCAGCCCGTTATCGTTCAGCTGCGTCTAAGCAATCAACTTGTTTAAAACAGGACGCCACACACTTTTCAGCTTATACTTATTAAGGAATATTAAAATGACAATGCCTGCTGGCAAATATTATGTTGGTGATTTATGTTATGTAATGACCGATGAAGAATGGGAAGAATTTTGTGGTATCACCATTGACGGCAATAAATGTATAGATGGTGAGTTCCAACTAAGCGATGGCCGCCGGTTTGCAACATACGGCACCGCTTATGGTGATGGCACTTACCAAGATTATGATGGTGATTCATATTCGGTGGATGCTGGATTAATTGGTTGCATTTTGGTTAGTGATATCAAAGCAAATAATTATGATAATCTACTAGACCTTGGTTGTATTGAAGATTTTGATTCACCATTTGTCACCTGTGGTGGCCGTGGTACAAAAGATTGGGATGGTGTGATTCAGTTTGGTCACATTATGATTGAAACAAACCCTATTGAGGAATATTAAAATGGGAACACGTAGTTTGACTTTTGTTTACGATGGTGACAAACCTATTATCAATATGTACCGTCAATATGATGGTTATCTGGAAGGTCATGGCCAAGAATTGGCTGATTTTTTGATTTCAGGTAAAATGGTTAATGGTTACTCTGATACAAAAACAATACAATTTAATGGTATGGGTTGCCTTGCAGCTCAATTGATTGCCTATTTTAAACATACCGTTGGTGGTTTTTATATTCATGCTGTTACCGATACCGATTGCTGCCAAGAATATGAGTATCACGTTTTCGAGGATAAAGTGGTAGTTCAAAATCCAGGTGAAGTGATTTTCTCTGGCACATGGCAAGACTTTAAAGATTTTTGTTGCTCAAAGGCAACAATTTAACGGCAAACATGGCGATGCCGCTTGACAAATTCGCCTCAAAGTGTATAATTAAACTATTGAAACTAAGGAATATATTATGTCCAAAACTGTAAAACTAAAACCTTTCGAAAAACTTTTGACATTGATGGTCTCAGGCGAACCTGTGACTAAAGATGAAATTGATGCCCAACTTGGTTCTGAAATCTATATGTACCGATTGTCAACATACATTTGGCACATTAAGACAATTGCCAATGGCACAGTTCGTGCGATTAAAGATGGCCGCCAAGTTGTTGGCTATCAGTTGATTAATGTCAAAGAAGTTAAAGCTTACTTGACCACAATTGGTATTGCCGAGTCAACATGGGTTCCTGGTCAAAAGGTTAAAAAACCTTCTACAGCCAAACTGGTTGCTCAGACTGGTGCTACACCAATGCCAACCATTGTTGAACCTGTTGCCGAAGAAGTTGAAGTAAATGAAACTGTCGAACAGACTGATTGATTTTATAGAAGACTTGCGTAACGACATTCAATCCACGGCATTTGTATGTGCCGTGGTTTTAATCAATGGTTCTTTTCTTTATGCAATTGCTTTAGCTTTATATGAATATTTTTTATCTCGATAATGATGTTGTAAAGTGTGCGGAGATGCATAATGATAAACATTGTGTGAAAATGATTCTCGAATATGCTCAACTACTTTCTACTGCTCATCGTGTGCTTGATGGTACTCAATCTGTTGGCGTCAGTAAAACTGGTCGAAAACGTATTACATATGTACTTCCTGATAGCCGTGAATCTGCTCTTTATTCTGCTACTCATATCAATCATCCATCAGCAATTTGGGTGAGACAGTCGTATTCCAATTATGTTTGGTTATCTAAATTATTGACAGCGTTATGTTTAGAATATACTTATCGGTATGGCAAAATACATAAAGTTGAGCGTGATGGCCTTGAAGAAGAATTGATGTATCCACCAAATAACATTTCTGCGTTTGCAAATTTTACTGAACCAACACCTGCAATGCCTGACGAAGTGAAAATTGCTGGTGATTCTTTGGCATCCTATAAAAATTACTATATAAAGAACAAGGCACATTTAGCGTCTTGGAAAAAACGAAATATTCCGGAGTGGTATGCCAACGTATAGCTTTTTAAACACCGAAACTGGTGAACAATTTGATTCATTTATGAGCATTGCTGCTCGTGAAGATTATTTGAATGACAATAAACATCTTCAAACTGTTATGACTGCTCCGGCAATCGTATCACATTCTGGGGGAACATTAGACCAGAAAACACCTGATGGCTTCAAAGAAGTATTATCTAAGGTTGCAGAAGCGCATCCTACTAGCACCGTTGGTGAAAGATATGGTAAGAAGTCTATTAAACAGGTGCAAACTGAACAAATTGTTAAGAAACACGTTGATAAAATTACAAAGAAAATAAAAGCTTGATGCCATTTAAATTTATAAAATTACCTGAGTTGGATTTTGACTTAAAAGCTGTTACTACAGATGCTGGCAGAAGATACAATACACCGAGTGGTGAAATGTACCCATCGGTGACTACTGTTTTGGCAGATTACAATAAGAAGGCCATTATGGAATGGCGCCAGCGTGTTGGTGCGGAAGAAGCAAATAAGATTGCTACACGTGCTTCAAATCGTGGTACTAAATTGCACAGTTTATGTGAAACTTATTTATTGGGTGAATTGTCACCTAAAAAAGTAGCATCAATGATGCCATTAGACAAAATGATGTTTAAGCAATTGCGGCCGAAGTTGGATGAGTTTGTGGATAATATCTATTGTCTTGAACAGGCGTTATATAGTCACCAGCTAAGAATGGCAGGTCGTGTGGACTTAATTGCTGAGTGGGATAATGAACTATCAGTTATTGACTTCAAATCCTCTACACGTGAAAAGAGTGAAGACAAGATTCAAAATTACTTTATGCAATGTACCGCATATGCACTAATGTTTGAAGAAATTACAGGTAAAACTATAAATAAGATTGTGGTAGCTATTGCAACCGAAGAAGAAGTACCACAAATTTTTATTAAAGACAAATCGAATTATATTAACAGTTTAAATACATACATACAAAATTACTGGGATAAAAGATGAAAATATATATTGGTCCTTACAGAGATTGGATTGGTCCTTATCAGATAGCAGATAAACTATTTTTCTGGTTATCAAAAGATAAACGTTTTGAAATTGGCGGGTGGCTGGCTGGACCAGATGGCAAAGATACGTGGTTACAAAAAGTCTGCGTTTGGGTAGAAAGTCATAAAAAACGCAAAGTGAAAATTCGTATTGATAAGTACGATACATGGTCAATGGATCATACCCTTGCCTTGATTATTTTGCCAATGTTGAAACAGTTACATAAAACAAAACATGGTGCTCCTTGTGTTGATGATGAAGATGTACCAGAAGGCCTTGGTTTACGCAGCACCGAAGCACCAGCAAAAGAAAACGATTATGATATTGATGACAATCATTTCAAACGTTGGGATTGGGTACTTGAGGAAATGATTCAAGCATTCGAATGCAAGAATAATGAGGATTGGTCTGAGAAGTATTGGACTGGTACAAGTAAAATTGAATGGCAAGATGCTGACTCGGAATACGGTGGTAAAAATTGCAAAAAAATGGTAGAGTTAGGTGACCGAAAATGCGATTGGGATGCATACAGAGCACACGAAGAACGAAACAAGAATGGTTTTAGATTATTTGGAAAGTATTATCAAGCCCTATGGGATTGATTTGACTAAATAGTACATCACATTTAAACATACAACAAAATGACTATTAAATCATTCAATCAAGGTTCATTATCTTTGAGTGAAATTCAAGCAGAATTTGGCGGCTCTAATCCAATTAGTTTGAGTGAATACTACGCAGGGTATGGACTTGTAAATTCGGGAACAGTTGGTTTTCCAAACGGTTCAGCAGTTTCTATTCCTTCGGCCGGTCCCGGTTTTCCAATTTCCATTAGTAATTTCTATGGTGCATCTGCTGAACCTAACGCTGTTGCTTTGGCAAATTATTTCTGGGACAATCGTGCAAACTTGGTTAGATACGGTGATGAAGGAGGCCTGCAATATTATCCTGGTGATTTCTTCACTCAGAATCGTCCTAATGGTAGGTATAATAGTTCCTATACCAACACGTGGACATATGCAAACAGTGGGTTACCAATAACCAGTTCCTTTTTCACTATGGTTAGTATTTCAGTTGGCAATATTGGTAATTATCCAACAATGTCAGCTTATGCATCACCTGGTAGTTTATTACAACAATATGGTCCTTTCCAATATGTTGGTGATGGTGACCAACCAACACTTGTTGGTAATGGATTTGGTTTACAGGCTATAACACAAACTTATCAAGGACAGATTAAAACAGTAACAAGTAATTCAATAACTTCTTCACGCAACCCATCAAATACTGGTATGTGGAATCACTCATATTTGATTCCCGGTAAATGGAGATTTCAGGATGGCCAAGGATATCTGAATTTTGATCCGTACAGTTTTCCAGGAGGATCGTATGCGAGAACTCTTGGTGCTGGCAAAATCCACGTACTTGTGTGTGAACGTGGTAGAGATAGTCCATATCCATTACCAATACCTGTTCACACATATACAAGTGGCCAAGTAACTGGCACAAACACTATGACTGCAGACTCTTACTGGTATAATGGTGGGGGCGCACAGTTAACTGTGAACACTAGTTCTACAGACCTATGGACAACTTGGGCCAATGAAGGTCCATACATGAGTGATCGGCCATATATTGGTGCTATATTAGAAAATTATCAATAACAAATTATCAACAATAAAATAAAATGAACGACTTTCAATTTATCAAAGTAAATGAAGATTCTACAATTAAAGTGGAATACAGAACAACGAATTATACCAACATTTCTAATCCCGATGGTTTAACAGGACAAGAATTGATTGCATTTGTTTCTGAAAAAGTAACTGAACTTTCCGCTGATGATGTTTTCATTAATCCGGAAATCGATATTCTCAAAACATTGGGTATTGAACACACTATTCCTGAAATTCCTGAATTGGTTATCATGGAAATAGTAGAAACTGTATTACCAACAACAGAATGAATGGTAGTA